CCACCTTGGGAAACAAATGCACCTGTCTGCTGTAGCTGACTTGGCGCACTTGCCACCTGTTGGGTGACAACTACATTAACAATATTTGGCATAGTAGCCCCCTAATTAATTGTAGCTAACAGAGATTGTGCCACCTGTAGGTGGAGTAACTACGATACCAGTTGCACATGGGAAATCAAATACATAAGTACCAATAGCTTCAGGAATAACAGCTACTGCATTAGAAACGCCAGTACCTGAAGTTGTAGCATGGTCATAAATACCACCATTAGCAGAACCAGCAACGATTACATTAACTACACAAATGCGACCAGAAGTTGATTTAATTGCTGTAGTAGCAGTAATGTTTAAAAATGAATGAGTACCATTTCCTGTAGAAACAGCACCGTTTTGAATTGTTGGGTTTTGGGTAATTGCCATTTGTAACTCCTTTTATACACTTAGGTTGATTTAACACATCTTACTACTTAATTTTATACTGGAAAAGGCACACCTGTAAGATTAATAAAGGCGTGTTCAATTAATTTTCTTGCAACATCATTTACTGTAGTTTGGAAATAACTCACTTCAAAAGTAATCGTTTTCTTCTGAGCCATAATTCCAAGTTCAGATTGGGTCATCTTTTCATCTTGAATTATTGGCATATTCATAAGCCCGATATTGCCAGTATTTCTACTGTAATCCAAGATGTAATTTACAAAATTCAAGGCTTCATGGTTTCTAATGCCATAAATGGTAATCTTTACTGTATCTTTGACCAATTGATAGGGATTGGAATTTGGGTCTAATAATGGAAAATCTTGCAAAGCAGTAGTTGATCTTGGATCAATATCCACAGCCGCATAAGGCGGAAGAATGTTTTGATCTACCAAATAAGAGGGATACATAGGGAAAAATTGATTCAAACTAAGCCAAATTGGAAGGCTATTTGAAACAATTACGCTCTGAGTATCAAATCCAGTCATTGAATCAATGATCTGGGTAGTCATTACTGAGTAAAGCGCATCACCTCTATAGTGATATAAATCAGCCTGTTTGTAGAAGTTTTCCCTAGAATTAAAGGCAAAACGCATACCTTGATAATTGGCTATGTAGGTAAATTGAGGATTTATTAAATTAAAATCCGAAATTTCTTCCAAAGCAGTAAAAATAGTGTGATTAAAGACAGTTTGACGATCTTCCAACATCTGCACATTACTACTATGATGGAATGATCCTTTAACTGTTAACTGTCTTGCAGGTACACCTTCAGGATAGTTGTTATAAAGCAATTTATTGTATTGAGATGCGTTAAATAAAGCAGAATCAGTCATTAAACTGGCATTTACCCAGAATACATAGCCATCTAAAGGCAGTACAAGCTTCACATAGAGCGTGAATGTAACTTGTTCATAGTTGGATATAGTTTCTACGCCTTGAGCCAGCCCTGAAGCTAATTCTGGCTTTGCGCCTATGGTTTCTCCAATACTAGCCATTATTCAATCCAAACCTTGGTAGAAGCTTCAAAAATGCCTGTATCAATGAAAGATGGTCTACGAACACCAGTTCTAACCTTTTTAAACTTCTGACCACCACGAACCTTTTTAGGTGTTTTTCCATTCATTGTTCTAGTGCTGATACCTTCTAAAGCAGCTTGAGTAGGCACTCCGCCTACTTTTCCAGCTAATTCTTCTTTGTAAATAAATTGTTTAAGACCAAGACTAAGTTCTTGACCTGCTGCATCAAACGGTTGCTTTGCAATATGACCTGTTGCTTGATAAGTTTCAAACGCTCCAACAAGAGCTTCACATAGTTCATTTTCAATATCCTTATGGTGCATTTCTACATAAGAGGAAAATAAAGTGTATTTTTCTTCCAAAATCTTTCCCAAGCCGTAAGAAGTAATTCCCCCCGGCTCTGGGACTTCAACAACGCCCAATTTAAGCTTCAAGAAAGCCCCCAAAGTGTTCCAAGGGCTTGCATAAAGGCTAAAGCTTGTCTGCCATAAGGATCTTTAATCCTTTGTAAATCAAGTAATCCAAGGTCTTGCAGTCCATGTCCTACAGCTAAAGTTTCGCTTGTAGACACATCTGAAGCTGAAGTCACCACGCCAGCAATAAAATTATTGATGCCATAAGCTTTTCTTGCCGCAGTAAAAAATTCTTGACCTTGATAATCTTGCTGAAATTGCAACAGTTGACTACCAGCCCAGTTGTAAACTGTTAAGGTGTAAACATCTTTCAAAGTATTAGCAAAGTCAGTAGGCACTAGGTCTACAGCTACCGTATATGCGTAGTTCCAACCCGGATCAGTTGGTGACATAGCAGTAGTTGGGATACCCATAACGGCATAAGCCCAAGCAATAAATCCATCAAGTGTTGGTGGGGAAACTATGGGGTCTGCCATAAAACCATCCCTGTAAATTGTTTTATGTATTCTAAAACAAAAAAGCCCCGTGAGGGGCTATTTGTTAAGATTTTCTAGGTCTGCCTTTACCTTTTGGAGCAACCCCTTCATGGAGTACTTCAATGGTTTCGTCAAACTTAGGTGAAGTATCAGCAGCGTTTTTCTTTTCTTCCAATACTTCTACTTCAATTCCTGCTTTTTGCTTCAATCCCATTTCTTGAGCTTTTTGGCTAATAATCTGATCTTGAGCTACAGCAGTAATTTTTCGAGCTTCATTAGCTCTTTGGATGTTTTCTTCATCAGATTGGCTAATACCAGCTTCAATTGCTTCTACGCTAATAGCTTTGCCAAAACGATAACAAAGACCACCAAAGCCTTTTTTAACATGGCTTACTTCCATCAAACCATAAGGCTGATGTTGTTTGATGATAGTGTCAGCTTCTACTTGGGTCTGAACCAAGCGAATCTGTGCTCCAGCACGAATTTTGTGTGAAAACGGTCTAATGTTTTCAGGAAGCATATAGGTGAACAAAAAATCCTGTTTACTACAATTTGCAATATAAAGTTCCATCATATTTCCCCTAATGGGTGGGGAACTGATGATGCGAGGGTGGCTACACCCCCCAGTTCCCCATAAAGAAAGTAACCAGCATCACTTGGTTTCTTAAAACTGTAAAAAACCACCCCGAAGGGTGGTTAAAATCCTCACGAGATTTTAGTAAGCCGCAGAAATAATTGTCATACCTTCTGGGCGGATACCCCAACCAGATGTGCTACGCATTGTGTAGAGGGTAGTAATACCACCGTCTGGCAATGGAGTAGGAATCTCAGTAGGAGCAGCCACATCACAAAGCATCAATGAAGTTGCAGTTGTATTAGGTGTCAATGTTGCGAAAATGTTGGTGTTAACACGGTCATTTGCACGAGGAATCTTGAGTTCTGGAGCAATCAAGATGATTGCATCAGTACCGCCATAACCTTGTCCAATGAGTGTGTCATCAGCCGCAAAGCTTACATCATCACCGCCTGCCCAAGAAGCAACAGTTTCAACCAAACCAGCGGCAGTTTCAACACCAGCACCAATGCGTTGGAACTGTGTCAAGGACACGATACCACCGTAAGAGATCTGTTGAATGAAACGCTGTGGAGCTAGGAATACCAAGCGTAATGGTTGACCAATTTGCAATGTAGTAGTTTTTAAGTTACCGATTGCATTTAGCAAGAACTGAGCCAATTGACCAGAATCCCAAGTGCTATAGCCTGTGTTGCCATTGCTATCTGCACCTAGGTTAATACGAGTTGCGCCAGCAGTATTGAGCAAGCCTTCGCCATTGGCTGGGTTATAGCCATAGAGAAGTGCATTACGCAACTGTTGTGCAATACCTTGACGAGCAGCTAGACGAAGTGCTTCTGGAAGGGCATAACCCCAGTTACCAGTAGCGGCTTCATCAAAACTGTCGTACTGAGCACGAGTTTGCAAACGATAAGTAGCTGTGCTAATCATCGAAGGAATAACTGATGCGCTAGGCAGTTGGTTAGAGGTTGATTGATTTGCTGAAACTTGAGTTGTTAACTGAAGTTTTTTAGCATAAACATACAAATCCGCTTCGCCAAGGCGTGGCATTGGGTTCTCTGTTGCCAGAGTTGAAAATGCGCCTGAAGCCAAGCTGTACTGCATGATGATTTCAGGCATCATGAAGTTAGGATTTACTGTTACATACGATGGAGCGAAACCTGACATGATCTAGTCCTTTCTTAGATTTGAACTAATGCTACAGGAGCATTAGAAGAACCACCAACAATGGTATTAGACCAGTTAGCGTTACCAGTAACAGAACTGTAATTTACGATCTTGTTACCAGATGTACTGATACGCAAGATTTTGCAAGGAACAGCAAAGTTGCTTGATGCGGTTGTTGTTAAACGGTTGTTTGTTACATCCCAGTAAACAGTTTCAACAATTGAAGAACCTGCCAAGGCAACAACAGAAGCATCACAAGGCAATGGAATACGAGCATTGCTACCAAAACGGTAGAAATTCACGCTCATGCCGGGAGAATACAAAGGTGCTGTGCTTTGTGGGGTTGTAATACCACCGAAAGCTTGGTTGTATACAGAAATACCTGTTGGAGCAATAGAAGCCGTAGCTTGAATAACTGTGCCACCAAGTGTGTCAGTACCGGGTTGTGTATCACCAGAGTAAAAACCAGTTTGCGCTGTTGGGATTACTTCAGCAATTGGGAAACCGCCCCATAAAGGAGTAGTTGCCGAAGTTGAAAGAACACCACCAGCTAACTGGAACTTAACTGCTGGATCGTCTTGTGCATCACCCTGAGTAAAACCAGTAGAGTTGACATTAAATAAGCCAGCAGCGTTGGTTGTTACCATTGGTTGTAAAGAAATTTGTGCGGTCATGGCTTATCCTTAACGCTTAAAGTTTTCGGTATGAAATTTAACTACCCGTGAAGCTGGAAGTTTAAATTCGCCTAACCATGCTTCCATATCACCACGGAACTCTGTGATTGTACGACCAGCACGGTCTGTTTTGTGTAATTCGATCAATTGACCTTTGCCAATTGCCCCATTGCCACGAGAAGCAGTTACAGCATCAGCATATACACGCTTTTCAACGATAGAAAGCATAGCTTCATCTTTGATTGCGTTAATGTTGACATTCTTCATCTCATCGCTATGAGCTTGCAAGCCACGAACCATACGCTTGCGGTATGCCATCAGGCTTTCACCTTGTAGTGGGCGTGAAGCTGATTTACCAAAAGCTGAGTAAACAGAATCAGCTTTAGCTTGGCAATCTGCGTAAGCGGCTTCATCTTCATCACACTTCTTGGCTTCTTCATCTTCATCCATTTTGGACTTAGATTCTTCTTCTTCATCTTCGTCAAACTTCATCTCGCCAGCAGGCATTTCTACCTTACCTTCAGAATCAGATTTTTCTACAGGAGCAGATTTTTCAGCTTCATCAGCTTTTTTCATTTCCTCTTTATCTTCGTCATCTTTGGCTTTTTTATCAGACGCAGTAACTAGGGGTGGAGCAGGTAAGTTGCTTTTAGCTTCCATTTCATCTAAGCGGGAAATTGTTTTTCCCAACAAAGACATAATGGCATCCAATTTATCGCCTTGGGCATCTGCCTTTGGCTCAATCATATTTTCAGTCATTTTCAGACACCTCAGGGTTAGTTAATAAAACTCCGGCAGCTTCGCCACCTTTGTCCCATACTCCTTTAGAACCTCTAGCTTTCGTTACGATAGCTATATGATCTAAAAGAAATGGCACACCTTCTATCAAGAGTGGCTCGCCATTCTCAGTAGTTAGTGTAATGTTACCAGCAGTATTGTCAAACACAACTGCTGGGGAAGTCGAAATATCGCCTTCACAAATTTCTTTAATTGCATTTTGGTCGTAAATTTTTGCGATTCCCCAAACTTCATCACCTTGAATGTAGGGGAGCATGATTGAACCAACTGCACGGTTTTTAAATTCTTCTGTAGTCAATACTTGCGTTTCAGGATGATCCATGATGACTGTCAATCCATTGCAACGCTCTAAGAATTGCTCATTCAAATAAAGCGATGGATCACGCCATACATTTTCCTGAATACTAGATCTATAGGCTAAACCTGTGCCAGTAATACGGATGGCAAATAAGCCAATATTGGCATACATCTGCGGACTAGCCAAAATTCCTTGGCTCATCAATTTAGCAATATCGGTTTCAGTCTTAGCTAAAGCCACTTTGAACGCAGTTTCCACGCCCGGATGTAGTGGCAATGGTGGAATAGTCGGATTGCACCAATCAGAACCAGAAGATTCATAATTTAAGGTTACAGGCTCTTTAACAAAATCCCTAGCCACATAGTAAGCGAACTGTCCATCATCATATAAAAGCTCTAAATCGCCTTTGTAGTCGATTCCAGTTTCTTCAAGGGTTTCTCTACGGGCTGTTTCTTCAAGGGTTTCATTGCCCTTTTGATGACCACCGGGAACGCACCAAGTACTAGGGTAATCACCACCACCTGCGCCCCTACGGATCATTAACACTTCTTCATCTGGAGTAATGAACATAATCCCTGAAGCTCTACCGTTTGCTCCACCCATATTATCTTCAGGCTTTACATCTACTGGCGGAGCAGGGACTAAATTAATGTTTTCTTCAACAGCATCAGACTTAGGAACGCAATTAGGTACTTCTTCACCGTTCTTTTCCTTCATGCCAAACTGTTCATATCCTTCCCAACATGGATCTTCATCTGGAATAGCTTCTGCATACTCAATTAAAGCATCCAAAAATTCTTCGGTTGTGCTTCCCATTGCATCATCATCGCATTTCCATTTACGCAATGACTTGTTGATTCTGGAATTAGGGTCGTTAGCTGTCTTTTCAGAAGTCAGTTTAGCTTTCATGCCCTTCATACGAGCACAGAATGACTTTTTGCGTGATCCGCCTTCAGGCTGTGGGGCTTTTAAATGACCACCATGTTCCTTGTTATAGGATTCTCTGCCTTTAGCGTTAAGACCGCCATTTTTGTTCTTTCCTTCTTTAGTTTGCCAAGCTTCCGAATCATCTTCTTTACAATCATTTTCAGGAACTTTACAATCATTTTCAATAACTTTACAATCATCACCGCTTAACTTTACAATCGCTTCGTCTTTTTTCATGCCAGAAATATGCTGGGCAATTTGACGGAGCTTATCGCCCATATCTCTGATCTGAAGCTTTTTAAGCTCTTGACTTAAAGTGCCAGTACGGACTGTGATGTTATCTGGAGTAGATAAAAGCGTTGGCTCATCAGGGATTTCATCACCCTTGATCTGTTTAGCCAGCATTTCATTTTGCAATAGCTCATTTAACCATTCTAGGTCTTCGCTATCGTCTTTGTGTTTAATAAACTTCTCACCTACCGATTTCGGAATACCAATATTAGAATGACCTGATGCCGCAGCATACATAGCTTTTCTTTGTTGTTCCGATTTAAATGGCATAAGGCAATACCCTAAGTATTTTTTGGTGATTGTAACGCCATTAAACCCTTTTTGGTTAATAAATCTTTAACCTGACGCAAGTGATACAGATACACATAATTACATCTACAAAATACTTCCTCACCGGGAGAAGTAATATCGTCAGTATATCCGTTTACTGGGTTTATGTAACCTTCTTTAACAGCCCACGAATCTCTAATTGCGTAAATCTTGCTATCACGCTCTTTATGATCTTTTCGGTAGTCATAATTCATTTGCTTCCAATGGCTATGCCATCGTGCCGCAATAGCTCCATTATCTACAGCCACGATTTCGTTAATGTTTGCAATTAGCTTATGGGTCTGGTCAATAATCACCCGTCTTTGTTTAAAGGCAATATCACTCATGCCTTTTTTAATGATGGACTTCTCTTTAGGTGTTGGCTTGATCTTTGTTCCGCCAGCAGGAATAGAAGTAGCCCAGCCCTCAAACCTGCGGAGCACAGTTTTTATGGATTGCTCCCGATCATCCCTGATAAGGTTAGCTGAAGCAATAATCCGTCTATCCAGTTCTGCTCTAAGCTTTCCTGATAAACGACTTACATCGTATTTACTGACTTCTTTGCTTACTAATCCATCTTTGGTAACAAGCCTATGAAACGCACCCTTTAAAGCCTTTTCCATCTTCTGTTGCATTTCCTGTTCGCTCATCAAATGCTGATTAGCGGACAGTTTGATTTGTAAAAGCCACCTATCTAGGCGGTTCACATCATCAAACCCATGCTTGAGAAAGTCGGCAATAGCCTGATTGATTACCTCAAAAAAGGTCATGATGCGCTAGGCTTTGGAATCTTTTCTTCTTCAGGCTGGACTACAGGCGGTTCATAACTGGCTATTTCATCATAGTCCAGATCTAAATCGGACACAAAGGCATCAGGCATCTCGTTAAGGTTATCCGCCATCCATTGGATGATCTTGGCTTTATTGTTTTGATCGACACTAGGCATGATGGTTCTAGCAATCTCAGTCAAGCCCTTTAGACGGACATCATTAGCATTGGCTTTCTCAGAATCAGGCTCATCGAGCAGGCTTTCCCATTCAGGCTTGAATTCATCTTTCCACATATAGAAGGCTTGTTCGTATGACTTATCCTTGTACATCTCAGGATAGGCATTTTTGACCGATTCATAAAACTGTTGATTCCAAGCCCTGTGCATCACGATATTGTCGAAGAACTCAAATAGGGTTCTCATATCTTCCCTAATGCCGTCAATGTATTGCATGATGGCTTTGGCATCTTCTGAACCTTCACCAAAACCATTAGTCAGGGCTTCATCCTTGAGCAACATCGCAGGAACATCTGAAGCCGCAGCGATATTGGCGATAATGTTATCCCTTGCTGTAGTCATCGCAGTTGCGGTGTTGTTCATGTCAATAGCCGAAATATCCTCATCGGTATCAATAGATAGGACATTATTGGTAGTGCCTTGTTGCAATGCGGTACGCTTGATACCTGCCGCAATCTGCATAGCTCTATTGACGATACTGTTCGATTGCTTCATTTTGGCAATTAACAGTCCAGCTTTTACAGTCACCATGTCATCCGTAATCATGGATTGAACATAAGACTTCATGGGGTATAACGCTCTTTGGAAGATAGATCTGCCAGTAAAGCCGAAGGCTGAAGATTGGAATCTAAGGTAAATCGGTGTGTTATTAAACACTACGCAACTACGGCTAGGATGATAAGGCTGTCCAGCAGCAGTTATCGTGGGTAATGGCTTTTGGAAGTCAGGAGCGTTAGGATTCTGATTGGTAACAATAGAGCCAGACAAGTTCAACGGATCTAACTGGTTGAAATACAGATTCAGATCAGGCAGTTTCCAAGGATCAATCGGCTGATCTGTTGGTATTCCTTCTGCACCATAGATAATCGCACCTGCGCCATATACACGAGTAATATACATAACATCTCTGATATGGTTTGTTGCGCCTAGATTATCCCATTCCTTTTGAAACGCTTTGATGAGCATATCCTTAGGATGAATGTCGATATTGATAACCCTAGGCTTACTCATGGCTAACCTGACGGGCTTTTCAATCATTTTGCCACCTAGGGGATGAAACTCCCATAGCGTTTTGCATAGCTCATATCCAACAGTCGCACCGGGCGCAAGGTCTGAAGTCAGAATGGCATTTAACGCTGAAGGAACGCCTGAATAGTTAATGCTTATATCTGCCATTTTTAAAATCCTTCTCTATTACCGCAAGTAATCGCTAGACCATAGACCATGCAATCGAGCAAGTCGTCAGCCCTAGAATGGGCATCTTTATCGCCAATCCTAAAGGTAGTTACTTGCGAAAGCAAATGGTTTCTACTAGCTCCCTTGAAATTCACCAGCTTGTCATAAGCGTGTTGGCTTATTTTAATCATTCCCTGCTCGAAATAGCTAGAAACAGAAATAGCTCTTTCGTCTTTACCTACACTTGTGAGCCTGCTGTCGATCTTATTGGTGTTCCATCCTTTGTTTCCGCCTTGTTGCAATAGGATAGAACCAGTAGACGCATCCTCGATCCAAATACCCATTGGGTCATATCTTCCGCCACATTGCTTATGGTATTTGTTAACGAGTTCAAACTGTGATGGCATCCAGCTTTCCAACAATGCACCGTCTACCTGAATCACATCGTAATCCAGTATCGTGATCTTATAGCCCTTTTCAGCAAAGTCATCATAAGTGAAATAGATGATAGCTGTGCCGTCATGCTCCTGTCCACCTTTAATGGCGGTGTCCATAACTGCATAGACATAATCGCACCGTTCAGGATAGGGAACAGGCTTATTGTCGACCATGAGCTTATCAATGCCAAAGAACGCTTGTCCACCCCAATCGATAAACTCTGCGAGGTACTCTTGCTTATAGACTAAAGGATGGCTAGTAATGCGGAGCTTTTCTAGTTCAGTAGCTGGAAGGTAAGGATTGATGGCACTAGGAGCGTGGAAGTCTACAAACTCATGTTCAGGTTCGTTGCATATCCGCCAAAAGAAGTTATCAGGATCAATGCCATTCGGAGTACTACCTGCCCAACACTCGCCAACATAATCCAAGAGCGTAGGCTTGATAGCAGTATCCCAAATCTTCATCATGTTGGAGTTTTTAGCGAAGGCTACCTCATCGAGCATGACTACATGGTATTTCCTAGAACGACCAGCCCGTTCATTTTCCAATGACCAGAAGTCTATCCTGCCACCTGTCTTGGTTCTGATGATGCCCTGCGTTCTACTTTGCCCACTAATGAGGGGAGCGATCATCTCGCTAATTTCTGTGTAGGCTTCTGATAACAGTTTGAATGATGGAGCGAACCAACCGACATTCTTTCCTTCTGCTACCTTACGGCAAGCAATAGCCTGCATCATTGCCGTTTTGCCCATCCTTCGACCTGCTCTTAATGCGGTGAATCTTCCCCTACCATCCCATGCCTTTTTCTGCCCTTCGTGGAATGTAGGCAGGAAGATCTCATAGTCGTAAGCATCCATTAGGCTTTAGGCTCTACCTTGACATCCGAATCAGGACCACCATGAATCCTGATGTTAAGCGTACCGTTGTCTGAATAGGTCTGCTCTGGAGTATCACGCCATCCGCCCTGACATTTCAGATAGAACAGAATGGAAGTCGTGTCCATTGCCATTGCCTTTTCCATGAGTTTCTCTGCCACCATAGCGACACCTTTTGCCTTGCCAGCTTTTATAGCTTCCGCAAACTCTGGAAATTTTGCTTTCTTTTCATATAGCGTGGATTCACCCATGCCCAATGCTAAGGCTATTTGATTCTGTGTTAACCCCTGTGATGCGAGTAACTCTGCCTGATCTATTACTGCTTGAGTAATTTCAAACTCAGGTCTACCTACAGGGTTTGTATCGGTAGTTGAATTGGTTTCTTCGCTCATATCGTGTATTACCTATAAAAAGATGGGGCTAGTATCCTACGAAAGCTTATAAGGGAAACTGTAATAAGATACTGCCCA